GTAGTTAGTTTAAAAGGATATTCAATCTGGACAAAGTTCAAAGCAATTTATCCTATTGTTGGTGGAACTGCAGCTACTCACAAATGGAATTTAAAAGATCCAAGGGATTTAGATGCTGCATTTAGAATGACTTTTGCAGTTGGATGGACACATTCAGCTAATGGAATGACACCAACAAATGCTTTTGCAAATACTTTTTTAATACCGTCAACACAATTATCTTTAAATTCAACGCATATATCAAGTTATTTAAGAACTAATTTACAATTTGCTGGACCAATTATAAGTACAGAGGATGCTGGAAGTTATAATAATGGCTTATATATATGGCCATGGCAAAGTACAAATTTATATTCAGTAAGAATAAATGATAATGGAGCGACTGGAGTAGGTGCTGCTCCTGCTGATATTAGGGGTCTTCATGTAGCAACAAGAACAGCCGTTGGTGTAAAAAAATACAGGTTAAATAACACACAGATTTTTAACACTACAGAGGCTTCAACTGGATTAAATACAAGTAGTATATATTTAGCAAAGTCAAGAAATAACGCTAACTATAATGGTAATCAAATTGCATTTAGTTCAATAGGTGACGGTTTATCAGATACGGACGCGGCTAACTTTTATACAGCGGTACAAGCATATCAAACAACTTTATCCCGAAATATTTAGGTAATATGTTTATATTGTTGTATATTTGTATTATGGGAAGACAATGGAGTACAATGACACCATTAGATGTTGATTATATAAAATCAAACTATGGTAAAAAACCAATGCATGAAATTGCAAAGGACTTAAATGCAACAACAGATAGAGTTAGACGTGTATTAAAAATGCATGGAGTTGCTATGCTTGGTAAAACTGAAATGTATAAAAATATTAATCAATTTAAATTTTCTTTTGAAGATAATTTATGTAATGATTATATTAACGGAACTACTTTAACAGCTCTTTTAAAAAAATATTCAATAGGTCAAGAAAAGGTTAAATTAATACTTGATAGAAATAATATTGAAAGATTAACTGGTAAAGGTTCAGGAAGCAAAAAAGCATGGGTTTCAGGTAAAAGACAACCAAGAAATTGTAATAAAGGTGGAACTAAAAATATTCATAATGCTTTATTTAACAGATGGAAAGCAAATGCAAAATCAAGAAATTATCCTTTTGAAATAAGTATTGAAAGATTACAAGAAATATTAGGACAACAAAATTTTAAATGTGCTTATACAAATATGAATTTACTTTGCCCTAAAACATATAATGAAAAAAGAGAAATGACTTCAAGCCCATATTTAATTTCTTTAGATAGAATTGATAGTGAATTAGGGTATATTGATGGCAATATTCATTTTGTGTGTGTTTGGACTAATAAAGCAAAAGGTGCTTATACTCACGAAGTATTTAAAGAAATATTAACTAATTTTAGACAAGTATAATGAAAGGAAGAATAGTTACAAACCAACAAGCGGAAGAATTACAAGGTGTATTTTTTGATGCAGACACATTTTTTAACTTTGTTCAGGATATTAATGATGTGTATTTTTTATTCTTAAGTATTGATGATGAGGAGTCTATTGCAGCAACTGAGTACAGTTATTTATTAGAAATACCATTAAGTGAATTTATACCAAAACCAAACCCACCTTTTCCACCTACTGAATAAGTAAAAATACTTAGCAACCTATTGTAGTTTCATTTATTTTTTGTATATTATAAATATATATTTATAACATAGGGACAATGGATACAGTATCACTAACAATGGCAATTTTCATAGCAAGTACAATTTTTGCAATATTTGGATATTTTTTAAAAATGATACATTCTGATGTAAGAAAAAATACAGAAGAATTAGGAAAGCTAAAAGGTAAAATAGAATTAGTACAACAAGAGACTCAAATAAAATACCAAGCTTTGCAAGAGCTCACCCAACTTGAAATAAAAAACTTAGCTAAAAATGTAGGTGAACTATCTGATGCAGTAAAATTGTTTATTTCAAACAAATAAAATGAAAGAATTGAAACGAAGATGGACAGGTAAAACTCCAAAGTTTTGGAAGAAAGTAAGAAACATTGCAATTGCATTAGGTGCAGTTGCAGGAGTAATTTTAACAGCTCCCGTTTCATTACCAGCAGCAGTAATCACAGTAGCAGGGTATTTAGCTACAGCAGGAACAGTAGCAGCTACACTATCCCAATTAACAGTAACAGATAATAAATCTATAGAAGATGTTGACAACACAACAAACAACTAAGAAATACGGAACTCCAACTGAAACTGGAGCCGCCTATTTAGTTACATTAAACCTTCCTTATCCTATGAAATTAGCTTGGGATACAGATACTACAGTAAATAGACTAAGATGTCATAGGCTTGTAGCTGATAAGTTTGATGCAGTATTTAAAGAGATACTATCTACTTATGGATTAAATAAGATTAAAGAACTAGGTATAGATCTTTTTGGAGGTTGTTTCAATTACCGTAAGATGAGAGGTGGTTCTGCTTGGTCAAAGCACTCTTGGGGAATAGCAATTGATTTAGATCCAGCTAGAAATACTTTGAAAGAAACAAGTAAAACAGCTAGATTTGCAAGACCGGAATATAAAGAGATGATTGATATATTCTATAAACATGGATTTATTTCTCTAGGAAGAGAGAAGAATTTTGATTGGATGCATTTTCAGATTAAAGAATAATATTATATAACATACTAGCATTTTGAGTTTTAATATATATCTTTGTATAAAAGATTTATGGAAGAATTTGTTAAATGTGATTATTTACCTAATGGATATACTATTAATAAGTTAGGGCAAGTTAAAAATAGTAAGAATAAGATTTTAAAATCTTACTTATCAAATAGTGGGTATTTATTTTTTAATCTTAAAGAAGATAAAAAACAAAAAGGATTATTTTTACATAGAGCATTAGCTTTTGCATTTATTGAAAAAGATTTTACAAGGGATTTTGTAAATCATATAGATGGTAATAAGCTAAATAATAATTTATCTAATTTAGAATGGTGTACCAAATCTGAAAATACAAAGCACTGTTATAAGTTAGGATTAAAAATAGCAACTGTAAAATATATTTGGAAAGGTAAAACTGGTAAATTGCATAACAGAAGTAAGAAAGTAATTTGTGTTGAAGATGGTAAAGAATATGGTTCAATGTCTGAAGCTGAAAGATATTACAGTTTAGGTCAAAGTTCTGTATCATGGTCAATTAAACATAAAAAGCCTATATTTGGGATGCATTTTGAAATAGCATTATAATATTAATAAATAAAAACAAATACCAATGGCAAAGAAGAAAAGTGAAGTTACAGTAAACGCAGAAGTTAAAGTAAACAAAACTAAAGTTACTGTTAAGAAAGAAAAGAAAAACTTAGATGTAGTTGTAGACACACCTAAAGTTGATGTAGAAATACACAATACTGAAGAAGTAAAGCATGTTAAAATTGATACTAAGAAGTTAGATATTGAAGTAACTAAAACTGCAGAAGGTTCTGAAGTTAATGTACAAGCTGATAGTAAACTTTTAGAAAAAGTAGGTACTACATTTAGCTCATGGATTTTAAAACATTTATCCAGAAAAAATAAAAAAAAATGAAGTTTAGAAATAACTGGAAAGGTACTACTAGACAATGGGATAAATTAATGGTAAGAGTAAGAATTTCATCATTAGATATATTAACTATTGAGATTGACCATTCAAGAGAATTCTATCTTTTTACTTTATTGAACTTTACACTCAAAAATAGATAACTATGAAAAATGGATTAAAAGGAGTTACAGATGCTACAGTATTCTGTAAGTCAATGCAAAAAGGTGGACCAGCTCCAATGATCAGATCAATGAAAAGCTATGATGAAGGTGGTTCTATTTCTTCAGATGCTATGTGTCCTCCAGGAAAAAAAGGTTGCAGACGCAAAAGTAAATCTAGATCAAAAGGTAGTTCTGAAGAAACTAAAGGAGGTGTACTAGGTACACTAGCTGCAGGAGTACTTGGAGGATTAGGATACGGTGCCTATAAAAAAATGAAATCAAAAGAATAAACTACTACTATAGTTTGTATGATCCAGGTATTCTCTATGCCTGGATTTTTTGTTTTAAATATATCTAGTTTAAACTTAATATTGTATATTTGTCTAAACTTTAAATTAAAAAACCAATGGAAAACCAACAAGACCCAGTGGAGAATTTATCTCCAGAACAGTTAACAGCTAGAAAAGAAGAGATGAAACATTTCTTTGAAGAGGCTATACCTTATCTAAAAGCACAAGCTGAATATGAAAAACTGTTAGCTGAAATATCAGAAAACAAGTTAAAGAGATTACAGTATGATCATCAGTATGCAGTTTCAATGTATCAGATGAATAACCCAGAACCATTAGAAGAAGATCTTGATGAAGAAGGTGCAGAATTAGAAGGAAGAGTTAATTCAGAAACAGCTAAAAGAAAGCTTAAAAAGAATTAATAATGGCACTTGTAAATCAGGTACAGAAGCGTGTCAAGATGCCTAAATGGGATGTTGTAAAATTTCAGATACTAACTTATTGTTATATTAACCGTATAACAATGAGTGAATCTGATTTAAACTGTCTTACCTTGTTAAGTTTTAATGAACCTATTGAACTCACAAATTTTTGTTTAGATGCTTCTGCAGAAGAAGAGTGGATATTTAAATCACCACAAACAGTTAGAAACTGCATTAATAAAGCTGAAAAAAATAAACTTGTGATAAAAGATTCTATCAATAAAAAAATAATTATGCTAGAACCTAGTTTAAAAATTCAAACTAAAGGTACAATTTTACTTGACTATAAATTTTTAGGCAATGATACCGAAGAAGGCCAATAAGCTATATAAACAACTATCAGAAGATCTTAATATTGAAGAAGATTTAGTAGATAAATTTATTGGGTATTATTATAAAGTTATAAGAGATTACATGACTGATCTTAAACATCCAAGAATCAATGTTGAAGGATTAGGCCATTTCAATGCAATGCATAGTGTTGTTAAAAATGGTATTAAAAGATGTAATAAGTCACTTGTTAATCATGATACATCAACATTTAAAGCATACCATAATAAAAAAAATCTAGAAACAAAACTTCAAAATCTTACTAAAATAAATAAGTTAATAGTTAAGGAGCAAGATAGAAAAGATAACTTTAAAAAAACCAAAAATGAGAGCAGTATTAAAAACAATCTGGGAGAATAGAAAAGGAATTCTAGAAGGCCTAAAGAACTCTGTAATTAAAGATGAGTTTGTAGAAGACATTGCGCGCATGAGACATGATATCTGTGATACCTGTGATCACTTAGATACTAAAGGAAAAGATTGTGCAGTTAAAGGCACTAAACCATGCTGTGCTGAGTGCGGATGTTCACTAGCATTTAAGACTAGGTCTTTATCAGCAGAATGTCCATTAGGTAAATGGGATGCAATTGCTACAGAAGAACAAGAAGATGAATTAGAAAAGCTATGAGTATAATCTTTAATGCAAGTGATCATAGCTACAAAAGCATAGACGGTGAAGCTATTGACTGGACAAGTGTTACAACGCTTGTTTCCCATTTTAAAAAACCTTTTGATGCTAAGAAAGTAGCTGAGAAAGTAAGTAAAAGTAAGAAGTCTAAATGGGCTGGAGTTGATCCAAAGATTATTCAAGATATTTGGAACAATGAATCTACTAGATCATTAACTCTTGGTACATGGTATCATAATCAAAGAGAAGATGACCTATGTTCATTAGCATCTATGGAAAGAGACGGTGTAACTGTACCTGTCTTTAAACCATCAGAATCTAATGAAGAAGGTAGAGTAGCACCAAAACAAAAATTAGAACCAGGCGTGTATCCAGAGCATATGGTCTATTTAAGATCAGCAGGTATCTGTGGACAATCAGATTTAGTAGAAGTAGTCAATGGTAAAGTAAACATCATTGACTACAAAACTAATAAGGAAATAAAGAAAGAATCATATGTTAACTGGGAAGGTATATCTGAAAAAATGACACATCCGGTGAATAACTTAGATGATTGTAACTTTTATCACTATGCCTTACAACTCAGCATTTATATGTATATTATATTGAAGCATAATCCTAAACTAAGACCAGGACATATGTTTATTCATCATATTGCATTTGAAATTGATAAAGAAGATAGCTGGGGATATCCTATTGCAAAACTAGATGATAACGGAGATCCTATAGTAAAAGAAGTAGTACCTATTGCTATACCTTATT